CCTCGCCGATAGTCATTGATTTATCGATATTTTTGACGTCTTGCATTACTTTGATAATTGCATTATGCAAATTATCAATTTCAATTGGTGTTTGTGTTTCTTCTTTTTTCATTTTGTTTTATGTTTTATGTTTGACAAATATAGTATAAATTTTTATACTAACGAGATAAAATTAAATAATCTGCTGAAATTTTTAAATACTCTGAATAGTATTCTTTTTTGTCTTTTGCTGAAGTTTTAGGATCTTGAATAATATTCATTAAACAATCCATTACTTTTTTTGCTTTGTCTTTTGTAATTGCTTTGTTGTTTACTACGATTTCCATTTTGTTTTTGTTTTGTTTGACAAATATACTATAAACTTTTATATTGACAAGCGTTTTTTTAAATTATTTTTAAAATAAAAAAAAAGGGCTTAATTTAAGCCCAATTCGATTTTTAATAATTCTAATTTCATTGTTGGATTTGAGTAATTTTTAACAGCTTCATCAAAGTTTTTAAATTGTTTCCCTAATGATCCAAAAACGTTATTACTTACTCGACAAATATTAATATAATTTGATTTTCCTGTAACTACTAAAACGTTGAAAATTGTTTTTCCAATATTAATATTGTAGCTTGTATAAATTGTTTCGTTTTGCATTTTGTTTTGTTTTTAATTGTTTTCTGATACAAATATACTATAAATATTTATATTGATAACAAATATTTGAAGAAAATTTTAAATTTTTTATTTCAAAATCGCATAACTCTAATGTTTTCAAGTGTTTCAGGGCTAATTTATTTTTTTCTTTTTGTGGTAAATTTTTATTTTCGTCCAAAATAACAGGGTATTTTTCCAATATTTTGACTATTAACTTTGTGTTTTTGGCTGGTTTTTTTAATGAAATTTTAAGATCAACAATATAAATCGCATACATTACAGGAAAAAATTAATAAAATAATACCCAGCAACCGAACCAACTCCAGCCCCTAACGAATAAATCATTTTTTGTATAAATGTAGATAACGCGATTTTAGACACGTTATAAGACCAAATTAAACTAATCGTTATCGAAGCGATAAAAATTCCTAAAACGTAACCTTTCGCGATCAATACGGTATTTATACAAACGAAACCAACTTGTAAAAACGAAGTAAAAAATATTTTTAAATGTTGCATTGTACAAATTTTTTAAATGTTTCTAAGTCCCTAATGATCCAATATTCAAAACCTAACTTATTCACTCGTGCCTCAAAGTCTATTTGTGAATCGCTTTGTTTGCCCGTAGGCGTTTTAAATTCACAAAATACAACCTTATTAGGGAAAATTATAATTGTGTCAGAAACTCCAGCAATTAAGCCAGTCGCTTTTTTTCGCATTTGCTCCGTAACGCTTGCCGAATCATTTGGCACGCTGAACATTAATAAACGCGGTTCGTGGTGTTTTAAACCGTAATTGTTTATCAGGTGCATCCAGCACTCCTGTTGTATTTTATCCTCGCTTTTTTTCATTTTTTTATACCTTTTTTAGTTTCTTTTTATTGAAAAATTTTAAATCTATGCGCGTTCTGATATAAAAATCCGTCTTTATATCCCATTAATTTACAAAATAAAACGGCTTCGTCTTTTGTTTTCAGCTGGTGCAATACATAAAACGCCTTTAATACTCCCGATTTTACCATTTTAACCTTTTCGTAAATATCGGAATCATTCATTAATTGCGCGGTTGTTAATAGTTTTAATTCAGCTATTTCGTCAGCGTCGAAAACCTCCTTTTCGGGCAAAGCGTAACCGCAATAGTCGCAACCTTTCGCCTTATTTGAAATAATCGCACCGCAATTTTTGCAGTCAGTAACAGGCGAAGCGCCAATCGTGTTTCTTTTTTCAGCTTTTTTTAAGTCCCAAAATCTTCGCGTTTCCCAAAAATCAAACCTTTGAACGTTATTTCCGAAGTCCAATAAATAAAAACTTTGTTTATCTTTTGCTGTTCGTGATCCACGCCCGACCATTTGCAAAAATAAAGGTAGCGAAGTCGTCGCCCTGTATAAAATTACAGCCTCGATCGTTGGTTCGTCGTATCCAGCATTTAAAATTCCGCAGTTACAAATAATAGCCGTTTGGGTGTTTTTAAACCACTCCAGCGCTTCGGTACGTTCTTTGTCAGGCGTTGCGCCGTCGATATGCCTTGCCTCTATTCCTGAAGCTATAAATTCGTCCCTTACTTGTTTAGAACTTTCAACGTTTGACGCAAAAATAATAGTTTTTTTGCCAGCAACTAAACGTAAATAATTTTCAACGACGCCCTTATAAGTTTTATTTTCTTCAAAATATTTTTTAGTATCGTAATCGTCCCCGACTTTTTTCAATCCTTTTACTTCCATAGGTACGCCATACGTCAACGCATTACATAAAAAACCCTGTTTTATTAAGTCAGGCGTATCGACTTCCTGAATTAAATCAGTATAAAATTCAGTTAAAGAGGGCTGTTTTCCTGTTCTTAACGGCGTTGCAGTTGCACCAATTACAAACGTTTTAGGGTTTATATAGTCGAATATTTTGTTAAAAGTCGTTAAATGTGCTTCGTCAATTACGATCATTGTACGTTCAGATAGGAATAATTCGTAGTCAACTGAACGTCTCGCAATTGTTTCGATCATTGCAACGTGTAAATTTTTACTTAAATCGGGAATTGATCCAGCATCTATTTTTTCAACCTCCAGCCCAAAATTTAAAAACGTTTTTGTTGACTGTTTAAACAATTCGCTTCGGTGCGTAAGTATCAAAACCTTTCCGCCTTTTTTGACGTGTTCAGATACCATAAAAGAAAACATTATCGTTTTTCCTGTCAGCCCGCGCCCGTTGGAGCGCACATAACAAGGCGTTTATTCCCTTGTTTTATACTGTCCCTCAGGGCGCGGATAATTTCTTGTTGATATTCTCGTAAAATTACATTCATTTTCTTAGTTTTAATCGTTTAGATAATAGTTCGTTTTCCAACTCCAGCCTATAAATTAAAAGCTCCATTTGTCGAACTTTGCTATTCACAAATAAAAGCCTTTGTAAAGTTGTTTCGACTGACTTTTGACGCTCAGAATAATAATCTAAACCCTCCTTTTCCTGAATATCAATTAAGGTTTTTTCAGTTCTTAAAATTAACTCGTCTAAGAAAAATTGCGTCTTTTTATATTCCAACCCTAAAACGTGGTTTTGATCCAACCCGTATTTTTTAAATAAATCTTTGATATTTTCCATAATTAAAAAGGATCATTTGTTAAATTTTCAAAACCGCTTTTATTTATACTGAATTTTTTAATTCCATTACTCAAAATAGATTCGTATTCCAGCCCGTAAAATTTACAGTATTTTTTTAAGTCAATCGTTACGCTGTTTTTTGTTTTAGCGTTCCAACGTTTCGGAATCATTGAAATATAAGTATCGTAAAATGTATTTGCGTCAATCCATTCGTTTCGTGGCGTCGCTTCAATACATTCAAATAGTTCTTTGCTAATTTCAACCTGTAATTTTTTAAATGGTAACGAAATCGATTTATAAGACATTAAACCATTTGTTAAATACTTTTTTAAACATTCAATCATATAACAATCGAAGCGCGCCCATTCCTGATCGTCCCAGCTGTCAAAAAGTTTATGCCCGAAGAAATCTATCGGCGTGTAATCTGAATTAAAAAACGTTGAAAGTTCAACTTCAAATTTTCGAGCGTCGTGGCTTCCGCCTTTCCCCTTAATTGTGTAGTTTGTTGTAATTAATATTTTCGGACTTTCCTCGATCGGTAGTTTAATCGTATCTTTGCCTTTATACGTTATTTCGATCCCCTCAGTAATTACAGAAAATAGCTGTTCAAAATCAAAGTTCTTTTTAACGTCGTCCCAAACTAATATTTGGCAGTCAGTTTTTACACTTTGATAAGGAAAAGGCGCGTCAAATTTAAACGATTTTCCGTTTAAAGATTGAACTTTTTTAAGGTTTTTTAAAGCGTTCCAAAATAAACCCTTTCCGCTTCGCCCGTTTGGATCGTCTGAAATTAACTCGTCGTTTAATATTATCGCTTTATTATCGCCTCCAACGTTATAACTATGCAATAAGTAACCTATAACAGTCTGAAACGTATTATAACGATCTACGGCGGTGTTATAAGTTTCTACTTCCTGAGGCGTTGCGTTTTGTGGTAAATCGAAACCGCCTGAAATTTTCCAAATAAACGTCCTATATTCGCTTGTATGGTGATCGGCTGGAATATAATCGCGTTTTATTACTTGATCCTCCCAAACGTGCAAGCCATAACTTTCGTAAGGTTTTAATTCGTCTTTGTCTTTATTTATTTCAACAACGCCGTTTTGATAAAATAAAAATGCCGTATCTTTTGTATCCCTTAAAACGTTAATTTCTTCCGTCTTAATCATTGATAAAAATTGACGTGTAAAAATTGACGCTTTGCCAGTCATTAAATTGTAAACCCTTTTGCCGATGTCGTTATTTAAAATATAATCTAAAACGTAATCCTTAACGTCCAGCTCGTCGTATATTTTTAGGAAAATTCCGTCCTTACAAATTATGTTAAAACTACTTTTTTCGTTTGGTTTATTTTTAAAGAAATTTTTATCCTCCAAAAAAAACTTAAAATCGTAATTATCTAAGAATATACGACCGTTTTCCGTTTCCGTCCAAAATCGTTTCATAAAAAAGTAATTACAGTTAAGCCCTCCAGCATAAATAAACTATATTCTTTTACCGAATTATATTCGTGGCATAGCCTGAATATTTCTTTGTATTGAATAATTCCGTTGACGGTTACTGTTTTTCCTGAATAGGAAATTTCTAAATTTGGGAAGCGATCCCGAAGTAATTGTGTAATTGTTTCCATTTATGTTTTGTTTTGTTTTGAAGTGCAAATATATAAAAATTTTTAAATAGTAAAAACTTTTCTATAAAATTTTATCTTTTTACTCACTTTTTACTAACTTTTTCTGAGTCAGGCTCTACGTTTCAGAGCAAAAGTAAAAACATTTAAAGTTTTTTTCAATTTTTTTTTTTTTTAAGTAAAGTAAAGAAATAAATATATTTATATAATATGTAAAAAAGTTTTACTTTTTAACTATTCCTTGTAAACACTAAGAAAAACCCAGTAAAAAGATAGTAAAAAGCAGTAAAAAGTTTTTATAGGTTTAAATAAGTTATATCTGTAAATGATATTCGAACAGTAATTTTCTTTTTAAAAAAATCGTCCTCAATAGTACCAGTTTGAACTTTACATTCAGCGTTTAACATTTTATATCTAAGAAATAAATAACTTTTTATTTTATCAATTTGTAAATAAAAATCTTTTTTATAAAGTTTTTCTTCATTTGCTTTAAAATAAAAATCTATAATTGTGCCGTTTCTAAATTTATAAATTGTTTCCATATTATTTATTTTCAAAAGTTTTTTTATAGTATTCTTCTCCTGTATACCAGTATTCAAAATTAGAAGTGCCTCTACTATTTTTTAATTTACTTCCGTGTGCCTCAATAATCTGTTGCTTTTCAATTTCTTTTGCTTCATTATGTTTTTGATTTCTTTTTTCTCGATATTCAAATCTCCCGATATTTCCTATATAGTAATCTGAATCTAATTTTAACCATTCAGATATTAACCATTCTACTGCTGTTTGTTTTTCCATCACATTACGCTTTTAAATACCATACAATTACGCCCATTAATCGTTTCTAAGCGTGGTTCTTGAAATGGTAACCTGTTTATACTACTAAGCGTTAAATATGCGCTTAAATGCTTTGTTTGATATACTGATTTTCGCATCGCTTCAATCGATAAGTTTTCCAGCAAAAATTTAATATCTTTAAATTCCTCGAAATCAATTTCAATTTTGATCGTTCGGCGTGTTGGTGCTTGTTTCATTTATTTAAAATTTATGTAAAATTAATTTTAGTAAATCGGATAAATTCCGATTATATATCCCTATCTTTTAAAAGTTGCTCTAGTGTTCTGTAATAATATGCCTCAATTCTTTTTAATCCAGCCTCAGCAAAAACCAAATCTTTTTTAAATGATTTTAAAGTTTTTGAATAAGGGAATTTTTCAAAATCCAAAATAATATCTTTTTTAGTTCTAATTCTACGTTTCATATCGTAAGCCAAATCTTTTAAAATATCGGCTTTGCGTGCAAGTTCGTGATTAATCATTTTTTCAAAGTTTTTACAGGTTCGCAAAAACCCTCGTTAATAACATTTAAGTAATCGAAATATAATTCGGTATTGAAATTCCCAGCGCGATCCTCCGCCGAAGTTTGTTTTTCTTTCGTCCAAAATTTGCGCATTCTCGCGATATTTGGCTTTAAAGGGATAAATACATTTTCCATTTTTGTTTTGTTTTATTTGTTATGGTTAGCACTAATTGACGGAGCCATTGAATAAGATCCAGCCTTAATAAATTCACAATTATCGTAAACTTTTATTTTTTTAGTAATTACTTCAGAATTTTGAAAGTTTTTAAAAGTAGCTGTTTTTTCAGTTAATTTAATACAAGTAAAAATAACTCGTAAATCTGAATCGCCAATGAAACGCATTTCGTAATTTGTTCCTGTTTTAAATTTTAAAGTTTCCATTTTTGTTTTGTTTTAATTGTTTCGTGATACAAATATACTATAAACTTTTATAGTAGCAATCTTTTTTTTACTTTTTTTTTAATTTTTTTTTGATTTTTTCCTGAAACCCTTATAAATACTCGTAAAATAAAAAAGGGATCTACCTAAATAAACCCCTTTTTCAACAAAACATAAATCCAAAACGTTACAAATATATTAATATTTTCGTTTATATAGCATATAACCGCCAGTTTTATTTGTTCTAATTACTTGTTTTCTATTTTTCTCAGCCCTGAAGCTTATATGAATCCAGTCAGGAGCTTCGTCGTCGCCGTATTCATAGATTAATTGATCAAATTTAACGTTGTCAATTATCCAGTCAAATATTTTGCGATCCTGTATATCTAAATCCATAGCCTCGCCCTTGCAATGTTGCGAAGTTTTCGAACTTTTACTAATAACTCCGTTTAATTTCTCAGATCTAAAACCGCTATTTATTTTAATTGGACCGTCAACTTTTGCCCTAATTGGTTCGAAACAATTTTCGCAAAGATCAACAGCGCGTTTTGTTTGTTCGGCAGTCATTCCATTATAAATGCCGTTTTTTATTGCAGTAGGCGAAAAAATAAACTCCTTTAAAGTTACGTGTTTACTTAAATTCATAAATTAAATTTAGTTGAGTCAATAAATTTTACTATTTCCCTTGCGCCTTTATTTGATATTAATTGTGCTTTTATTGTCAAAATACGTCCGCCAATTGGTTTAATAGGTGCGCCCCTTTCAACGTGCCAGCCTTTTGATCCGTCGCCGTATTCCTCCTTATATGCGCCCGTTAACATTAAATGTAACTGTTTATGTTTTACCGCGAATTTATGGCTTAAACAGTCCCTTACGTCGTTTCTAGCGCTATTCTCGTGAATATGTCCCATCGCAAAAACGTCAAAATCTTCGTAAAGCTCCAGCGCTCGCGTTAAATTAATCGCTCCTTTTGTAACAACTCCGCCACCGCCTGAGCCGTGAAAGTATTTTACCTTAGTTGTAACGGTAGAATCGCCGTTTACTTTTTGTCTAATAATTAACCAACCCCCGTAACCGCCAACGTAAATACTCGTCCCACATTTAAAATTCAATAAATCAACAAACCGTTGTAACAAGTCCGTTTCTTGCCATTTTATAATAGCGGTTTCGTGGTTTCCGTACCCAATTACAGTAAGTAAATCAGCGTAAGGCGCCCACCATTCGACAGCCGTTTCGACAACTGAATCCAAATAACGCGCGTTATTGTGTTCAGGGCGAATATCAGACTTTGAACTTCTACGATCCCCACGCCCTTGCATCAAACAAAACATATCGCCGTTGATCATTATTTTAATATCGTTTTTTTTGCAGTAGTCTAAATGCCGTTTTAAAGTATCCCAATCGCTATGAGGGTTGTCCCAATGAATATCGCTTAACATAGCGATTTTAAATTCCTCGCCCTTTACTTCAATTGCGTGAACGTTTTTCGAGTATTTTTTTAGAATCATTTAGGCATAAATTTAAAGGATAAAATAACTATTAATAATAAGCCAATAACGATCAGAAGTAAAGTGTACGGAAACGGTTTTGTCCTTGTTTTGTATTCCTTGCGAACCTTAATTTTTTCAAGTCGCAAAGTATCGCGTTTTAATTTATATTCGATACGCGTTTCATATCGCGTTTTAGGTACGAAAATTCGTTTGTAATGAATTATTGTATCTTTTGTGGTAAAATACTTCTCGAAGTAAAAAGTATCTTTTAAAACGACCTTAAACGAGTCAATTGCCGAAATCGTAATTGTATCGCTTGTTTGCTCCAGCTTTGCACCTTTTTTGTAAGCGCGGTTTAAATGCCATTTTGCCGAACAACTTGAAAAATAAAATACTAAATAAATGGATAAAATCCAAAGTATTAGCATTGAAATAAGCTGTTTTAAATCGACTTTCATTCCTGTAAATGTTTTTTTACATTTTTGGCTTTTACAATCATTTTAACGATTTCCTTTATAAAGGAATATCCCTTTACTTTCTCAAAACTTTCGTCCATAGACTTAACTTCGATTGAAATAAGCGTTAACGCTATTAATTTAGTCGCTATATAATCGACAGAAACAATTTCCTTTGTCAGGTAGTTAATAATAAAAAAGTCGCTGGTATAAACTAACATAATACCAACGACGTAAGAAATTAATTTCGGGACGAAACCGTGACGAAATGTTTTAGAATTAATATTTTCTTTTAGTTTTTTAGCTTTCCAAATTCCGAAACAAGTATCGATAATAGTCGCCAAAGCAACTAATAAAATAATTCCTTTAATTGGTGCAAAAAATACTATTAATATTTTAAATAATATCGAAATATTAGATCCTAAAACTTTTAACATAACTTAGATTTTTTCGATTTCAACGTCGTAGCCTTGTTGTTTCAAAGCCTCCGCCATATACGCCAAAGCAACCTCAGCCGTTTGCTCCGCTCCAGTTTCAATTTTAACCGTCAAAGATCCCTCAGGTAAATCCGTAGGAACGATTACGTTATCCTTAAAACCTTGTTTGTCGTAATAGCTGTAATTTGCTATTTCCATAGTTTGCCCGTCCGCTCTCGAAGCGAATTCAACTCGTAAATAAACCGACTCCAATTCAATCGGAGTTCCTTTAATATTTACTTTTTTTTCTTCAGTTGATTTTACAAAAATTCCCATAATTTTGTTGATTTTTTACAAATATATTAAAAATTATATTACAAACGTCCAGCCAGTTGATTTATAAACATATAAACCCTCAACCGCGTCCGTACAATAAACCATTAACCCCACCGCTGGCGAAGCAATTGCAGTACGTTCTGCATTTGTCATTCTTGGAGGTAAAAAACCTTGTGTAGTAGAATCGATCTGTACTTTTGCCGAAGCGTTCATACTTGTTCCATTTGCAGTCGCTGTATTTGAAACAAATAATCTATAATTCCAAACCAATCTATTTGCGTCTAGCGCATCGTATGGATTCGCTATAAAAACAGGAATGTTTCCAGCTGTAAAACTTGAAATTCTAAAATGTGAAGTACCTCCCGTATAAAATTGGTGATCGTGAATCCAATTTCTCGAATAAAATTTTGTACTTTCTAAAGCAAATGCAATAGTTCCCTTATTTCCAAATGATATATTTGCATAACCTCCTAAACTATGTGAAATATCAACGCCATTTCCAACGCTTGTTGATCTTGAAATCCTTAACCCCCAAATATTGGAAGAATCAACGTTTATTCCTAAAAAATCCGTTCCAGTTGAATCTAGTCCAATTGTCATTCCTAATTGCCGTACTTCTAAAATATTTTGAGTATTTGCCGAGTTTCTTATAACGAAAGGGCTTGCTGTTCCGTTTGATATTAATTTTAATTGATGATCGCCACTAATTGATAGCATATCCGCAGTATTCGCCGAATTCCTAACTTTAAAAGCAATATCAGTTGACAACGCTCCTTGTGATGCAATATGTAAGCGAGCCGTTGGCGTGTCTGTTCCTATTCCTGTTTGACCTGAGCCGTTTACCGTGAAATAGGTAGTCGTTAAAGTTGAATCCATTAATTTAATTAATTTCTTCGTTGGGTTTAACGTGCTAGTTGGCGCAATAAATAGACCTAAATTATTTTCTGTTAATGCTAAATTAAAATCTGGTCGCATAACAATAGAAGAACTTTCTTGCATTGTTATTTTAGTAATTGTGCTAATTGTTCCGCTATTCATAGATATGTTTTTTCCATATCCTTGCATTCCTATTCCATTTTGTAAATATAAAACACCAGTGACAGCTAAAGCTTGTGAATATGTTAAAACGCTAGAAGCATCGCCATAAAAATAACCACTACCGTTATTTATTTTTGCAAATGCTAAAATAACTCCTGTTCCCCCAGCATTGCTCAAAGTCATTGCACCCGTTCCATCTATTTTAATCCAATCAGCCGTATTAGCCGAATTCCGAATCCTAAACGCTAGATCCGTCGAAAGTGCGCCCTGAGCTTTTACGTCTAGTCTTGCCGTTGGTGTTATTTGCCCTATTCCGACGTTACCAGCAGAATTTATACGCATTTTTTCATTATTTATTTGCGTAAAAAAACCAATAGCCGAATCGCCAATTTCCTCAATTGAACCAATTGAAACTGTATTTTGAGAATCGCCAAAATTAATTCTTGCGCCTCCCCCTTTTGAAATATGTAATGGGCTACTCGGGCTGGAAGTTCCAACCCCCAAACGTCCGTTAGTATTATCCCAAAAGAAATTCGCGCTTTGCTGTAATACTCCCCCATTTTGGAATAATACGCGCCCGTCCGTTCCACTTGAAATCGTCGTCGTCCCAACTGTTAAACCAGTCGCCAAAGTTTTGTTTTTCCAAAGCCCCGAAGCGCCCTCAAATTGCAATACTTGCCCGTCCGTTTCCCCAACGATTAAAACGTCGTGTAACTCGTCCAATTCGTAGCCGTTTTGAATTTTTACTTCAATTTGTCCGAGTGTTGGGTGCGATCGTGTAACTATTCCGACGTAAACTAAATGCGCGGGAGCTACTTGTTTTGTCGTTGTGTAATTTCCAGCAACCGTAGAACTTAAATATAGCTGTGTTCCCTCAGTAATTGCCGAAGTATCTAAGCCGATTAAATCGCCCATTACAACCGCATAACCGACAGCATTATTTGCGATGTCAGTTTGTAAAAATCCGAATGTTTGAGCGCTCGTAGCGTCTGAAGTAGCCAAAGCCTTAGCGACAGTCGGCTTGTTTCCATTTGCACCGTTAATATATACAATTGTTCCCTTTGTAAGTGTCGCGCCCGTTTTGTTTTTAACCTCACGAACCAAAGTTCCAGCTTGTCCCGCAACTGGAAACGTGATCAAAGTACCGTCGCCCGCTATATATTGCGTAGTATCGCCCGTTGGAACGTCAAATTTTCCGTTTAAAACAGTTTGTAAATCCGTTTGATCATTAATATCGCCCGTAATTAAACCCCATACAGACGAAGTTTCGCGGATCATAAATCCTAAATTTACATTTAGCAAATCGTTAAATATTGCACGCGAAGCGAAAGGCGTTTCCGTTGAATCAACTATTTCAGAAAAATCGAATTCCTTAGCGTTTTCCCCTAATCGAATAATATTTGGCGAATTTTGATCTACTAAATTTGCAATATTGTAAAAAAATGAATATATAGAACCCGAAACCCTCCATTTGACTTGATCCCTAACTTCGCGAATTTCCTCGATCCCTGTCGCTGTATCTGTTACGACAAAGAAATTATTTTGTATTTCTATTTTATAAGACATTGTACATTGATTTTTTATTTTTAGTAATATCGTTAAAAGTTGCTTTTAATCGCATCAATCGAGCGTTTGACGGGTATTCGCAATTTATTTCTCCTGAAACAATTACAGGGAAATCGTTGTATAAATACGAATGATTAGAAATATTATAATCTGAAATAAAGCAACCGTCCTCGTTTAATAAATGTTTCAAAATTAAAGGACTTTCGCAACTTGTCAGAGGCTCGCACGTTAATTCGTAGCTTCTTAAATATTCGCGCGTAGTTTTTACCATTTTACGACCTTTGTCGATCAGGTTGTTAACTTCCACGTTCGGTTGCATTAAACCAAAGTAACCAGCAACGCGCACCGTATCAACAAAATTCGAACCCGTAAAGTCGATATTTTCTTCCATTGAATAGGAATTAAACAAAGATTTTAAACGTATCGTTTCGTCCAATTTTGCGAGCGAATATTGCTGTAAATTAAAAGCTCCAAAAATTAACGTTCCCGTAATTCCTGAAATTGAATAATCTACTGAAATTGTATAAACCCCAGCCCCGTAAGTTTGTAAATATTGTTTCCAATTGTAAACAAAGCCCTTAGTCAAAGGATCATTTGGAAAACTTAAAACAGTCCCGTAATTTGTTAAAACGTTATTATTACAATCTTTGATTTTAAACGTTGCTGTATCTCCTGAAGTTGATCGTTTTAAATAAACCCCCTTAACGTCGTTTTTCCAACTATCGTTTGAAGTTAGATCAGCGTAAACATCGTAAGCGCAACAGCACTCAATTAAACCGCGATCCTCAGGCTGTAAACCTGACGGCAATTTAACGACGTTGAAATCCTCTTTTTTTCTGTAATTTAAGTAAATAGGCGAATTATTTGTTTTAAATCGTCCCTCTGAATATACACGGTAACTTAACGAAACTTTATTGGCGTTTATTAATGCTGTATTTATTTGAGCAGTTGCGCGAATTGTTTGCGATCCAATATAAGAAACATTTATTAAATTATTAATAAAAGGATTTCCAGCAACCGCGCCACGTTCAAAAATTGACGAACTAATATAACGACTTCCAGCTTCAAAATCTTCGATCGTAAATTCAACCCACTCCGTCCCATTTACAAAAGTTGAATCCAACCAATTAAAATCAACCTGTAAGTTTATTATTTCGTTATCCATTAAATTACTAATAACATCGCCGTTTGAATTTGTTAGCGTTCTCGTACACGTTGCATTTCCTTGTTCGTAGGTTGCGTCAAAGTATTTAAAATGGTTGTAAAAATCAACTCCAGCCACTCGCAAATAAGTATCAACGTATAAATTATACGGCTCTTGTTGGTAGTGTTGCCAATCTTTATTTTTGTTATTATTTGGGAAATTTTGATCGAAAAAGTAGTTATCCGCGTTTGGTTGTGCTAACCAATAACGCCAGTCGTTTAAAAAGCTATACCTTATCGTTATTCCGTATTTTGTCGCTGTATCTTCCGCCGTATTTCTTGTAACAGATATGGAATTTCTATTCGCGCTTGCTGGTAAATTAAAGTTTCTCGAAGTTATTTCGTTCACTTCATAAATCCCGTTTATAAATGGGACATTTGCAAAGGATAAAAATATACTTTCTAACTCAAAGCTATCAACAGGAATAATCGAACGAACCGAAATAGCCGATCTAACTCCGTCGTATTCTTTGTTTTTTTCTAGTAAAATATCAATTTCATAAACGCAATCGTCTTGCGTGACAGTTTCCTGTATTCCTAAACCTGAATAATTTACATCGTTTCCGTCGTGATCCAAAAGAACCTCAGAAATAACGTCAGGAATTTGCGACGCAATCGTTGGCGCTGGGTAGCAATCGTCCTCGTAAATCAAAACGTTAACTTCGTTCGACGTATTTTGCCCTGAAGTCGCTGGATTTTTAATTTCAACCCATAAAAGCATTTCGCGTTCCCCGTCGCTTAGATCATTGAAAAAATCAACCGCCTGAGCGTTTGGCGTAACCTTGCCAAAGATACCAACAGCCCCCGACGTTTGCGCAAACATTAAATTTGTTAATTGAAAACTAACGCCCTCGTCGTTTGTTGCTCCCTGAAAAACCAAAGGCGATGGGCTTAAACTCGGAGCGAAGTCGTATAAAGGCGTAATTAACATTATATTGTTCGCCATTGACGATAATTTGTTTTTATAAAGATCCTCGTTTTTTGGTCTAAATGCAAGCCCTATTCGGTAACGTGAAGCTGAATTCGGAGCGAATGGATCAGTTAAACCAACTGAAAATTTCGAAGCCCCTAGATAATTCATTTTATCAATTGGGTTGTTACTTAAATCCGTCCAACTTATTGGCGTTATAATAGTGTACGGGTTTTGTCCACCGTTGTAATTTTCGTTAAAATAACCTGTATTCGCTTCCTTTGCCCCGTTCGTGTCTTTTTGCACTCCGTTAGGGTTTCCGATCAAAGGGTAAGTTTTTACCGTTATGTAAGGAGCGACGCAATTCCCAGCCGTATAAATATCGTTTTCGTTGTAAATAGTCCAATCTACAAACTGAAACGTAACTTTAAAATTTTTGTACGAATAAATTGACGCCGTCGTATCGGCTAAACGTGTAATTACAGGGTACGCACTACCAAAAATACCGCCCGACTTGTTGCCTAATTGCGTAAATGATCCCGTACCGTTAACAGCTAATAAATGCGCTCCATTGTAAACAAATCTATTTAATTCGCCATCAATTAATGAATCGTTACTTTGTACGCCGTTCTTTGTTAAATTAAATTGAAATTCAACCGCCTGAGGCGACTTTATAGCCTTTAAAGTCATTGCGGAAACTTGTCCGTTAGTCGGAAAAATTAAGTTCGTCCACGGGGACGGCAAAGCTGAATCGATATACATTAAATCGCCATTAATATACGTAATTGTTCGCGTATATGTTTTAGCTCCAGTTGGCGCGATTGACGAATTAAAAGTAATCGTAACAACGTCCCCGACAACTAAGCCCGTCGCTTGCCACGTTCCCGAAGCGCGTTTTATCGTTGTACCTATAAACGTGAATTTATTTTGATCGCTCGAAACTTCGGTGTAATCTACTTTTATACTAAATTCAGCGTTTACAACCTTGCCAGCATTGGAATACAAAGCGGGCAAATTGTTATATTTTTCCGTATTTATGTTAGTTGACATCTGTATATTTTTTTAACATTTCTAATTTTTCCGATAAATCGCCTTTCAAATTTACGGAATTTTTCGCTTCGTCAATTAGTTTTAATTGCTCGTCAGTCATTTTATCCAAAACCTCAGGCGTTAAAAGTGAATCCATTAAGCCCTGAGCTTGCTGTATTAAGTCATTTATATTCATATTATTTGTATTGTTTTAGTGTTAGTTCCTTTATTTGATTTTTTTGAATATTCAACGCTTGCTTTTTGGCTACCGTTTACCCACTCAAACGTTAAAATTTTGTATTGTTCGCCTGTTTGATCAAAGATATAATTATTTTCGATCAGCGCTTCAATTTGTTTCGGAGCGAATGGAATTTCAGACGTTGAAATTTCCTGTAAATTTTGATCAATTTGATTAATAAAATGATAATTATCGTATAAAGCTGGTGCGCCTATTTTTGTTAAATAATCTGGCGGTTGACGATTTCCGACAACGTACATCAATTTCGTTTTAGAAAAATATTGCTGAGAAATTTGTAAAACTCCAATCCTTGCGTTTACTTTTTGACTTAATGAACTCGATCCCCCTAAACTTGAAACAACAGAATCGCACAATTGCGCAACTTTTAACGCGCTTTTTTCTACAAAAGTAAGTTTATCCTTACGATAACCGATTGAAAAATCTAAACTTTGATCAACTAAGCCCTTAATTAAAACAATATCGCTATTTATAGTGTTAACAGGCTCGGTCGAATGTTCAGACTGTAAGCCGTTTAATTTATCCATTGTATGCGTGTCCTGAGGATCGAATTGATAATGTAAATAATAACGTTTCCAGCATTCCGCAAAATTAAAAGTATATTCATTTTCCCTACGTTCCTGTAAATTCATAGTATTTATAAATCCTTGCGACGAAACATTTTGCCAATAGTCCCAACGTTCCAAATAAACAGTATCGCCGATAACTTTTAAGGTCGCATTTCCTAATTTTTTCATTTCTTCAATCAAAGCCCCCAACGTTGAAACACTATCCGAAGCGCTCGGATAAGGTTTATTATATGCCGTTGTTGAATTACCGATTAAAACATCAAAAATAGATTCGTTATTTTGCACCAAAGGAACGGGCAAAACAGTTAAACCGCTCAAATTATCTAATAAATTACTTTCAAATTTGTAACCTAAGAAATTACAACCTTGCGTTAAAAGATCCTTTACTTTGTTGCCGTTTAAAAACCTAACTTTCGGGCAAATTAATTCGATCAATTGTGAAACCGTTTGATATAAAGCCGCAGCAATAGCAAGTGTATAAACCAATTGCGCCGCGATTTTTAAAACAGCCGTAATAATAGCGCCTAAATTCATCGACGGCGGTACTCCAGCATTCGGAGTTGACGCTTCAATCGTTGGCGAAGTTACCATAGTAACAAGGTCTTTCGTTGCCTCGATTAGCTCCTTTGTTAACGTGTAAGTCGATAAGCTAAGCATAACCAACAATTCAAGTTGATTATCTTTTACGATAACGTAAGGAATGTTAAAAGCCCCTGTAATTGGTTGTTTACTATTAATCAATTCGAAACTTGTCGCGCGTGCTTGCGTTAAAAACCAGTCAACAGCCCGACGCTTTTTTATTTTTACTTCTACTTGCGAATCGCTGAATTTTGCGCCCTCAGTTAAATCGATAAAATAATCTAATTGTAAGCCTCCGATTTCAACGTTGTATGGTATTCCCTCAAATAAACCCAAAGAACCGTTAACGTGCGACATAACCGCCGAATAAGCCTCGTTTGTCAATATAATAGAATCGACGTTTAGTTCAGCTTCCTTTGCGTCGCCTGTAAAGTCTAATCGAACCCCGATATTATCGCCATTTGCTGGCATAACCTCAACGCCGTTAATGTAGTGTTTCATTACGTTCATTAATTCCTAACTTTAAAAGTGTTAACAGTCGTTTTATTGCCTTTTTTAGTGCTTTGTACTATTTCCATAGCGCTTTGAGTAATTGCACCCAATTCGATATTTGTTTCAGGACGATTTAAAATCGCCTGTTTAATAGCTCCCAGCTCAGATTTTAAGCCGTTCAATTCAGCAAGTACGCCCACGTTTTCAAACGATCCATTTTGTACATTGTTTATTTTTGCTTTTTGCACCATTTTAACAACCTCATCGTTAGACATTCCATTTAATTGTTGGTTTTGCTCCTTTGTCATTACTCGCTCGTTAGGGTGCAATACAGATAAAAAACCGCCGTTATTATCTAAATTACCGCCGTTCCCCGTGTCCTCAGTACCCACAAAGAAAGTAGGCAAAGCCGAAATAATACCGTCTAAAAGCGCCTTGTCAGTTAATGCAATTGTAAGTGCTTCGCCTGAGCTTTTACCATTTTCCAATTCATTCGTGTAAGCCGTTAAGAACGCCGTTGTTGACTGAATCAATTGTTTTTGTCGCTCCGCTTTTTGTTTTTGTGCTAATTGCTCGTTTTGTATTCTTTCCTGTTCGGCAATACTTTCGTTAGCTTTAATGTTTCCATTCTTTGCTAAGTCCTCGAGATCCTGTTCTTTTTTCTTTGAAGCGTCGATTTCTTTGTCAATTAATTCGATACGTTTATCAAGTTGACTTTGCGCCAAATCGTTCGCTAATTCAGTATATTTTTTTACATTTTCGTAACGTTTTTTTAATCGTTCCTTTTCCGCTTCTTCAGCTTTTAACTCAGCATTTTTTGCGTCCTCAACTTCTTTATTCATTATAGCGATCCGCATTGCTGAAACTTCTTCTAACGTATCGGCTTTATTTTGTAAACGTTCCTTTTCCGCTTCCTCAGCTTTTTTATTTGCCTCATCTGAAATATTTGATAAATCTTCTTCCGTTTTTATTGCTTCAGCAAGTTGTTTGTTTCGTATTTCTTCTTCAGTTAGTCCGCGTTCTTTTATAGATTTAATTAGTTTTTTATCATTTTTAACTTTTGTATCAGTTGATTTTTCAGATCCTTTTATTGCGTTGTCAGTATCAACGACGTTACTTTCTAAGTCAATCAATTCAGAATTTACATTTTCTAATTGCGAACCGTATGTTTGAAACGCCTTTGTTACGCCCCCAATAGCTCCCTTAGTGTTTGAAATTGCGTCCGTAGTATTTCCAAATTTTACATTTAATTCAATTAATCTTTGTATTTCCTGAGGGTTTAAAACTTTTTTAGCAGTAACAGTAATATCGTTCATATTTCTCGCTAAAAAAACGTTGTTTTTCAATCCAATTTCTAAGATACGAAGATCATCCTTATAATTCAATACCTTTTGATAAGATACTTTTTTAAGGTTTGAAATTTGACTTTTTGCGTTTTCAGTTTCTTTTTTAGCAAAATCAGCCGACATTTTTTGAAATTCAATTCCTGTAATACCTTGTTTTTTTAGTCTTAAATTGTATTCTTTAATTTTAGTATCTAAGTCCTTTTGAATAGTGCCGACGTTTTTGTCCGCTCGTTTAGTTGAAATATCGACTTGTTTTTCCAATAAAGCCAAATCCTCGCGCGCTTTTCTCGCACCGCTTGCAATATCGTAAAGTGCTTTTCCAACTTCAAATAAAACAGTAATTGCAACCGACAGCCCTATTCCTTTTAAAGCATTTCCGAAACCTTTTGCACCGTCCGAACCCTCTTTTAATGCGTCGCCTGTTTCTTTAATTGCTTTTCTATTCGCTTGCCAGTCGCTATAATTTTGTTTTAAATTCAATGCAGTTTGTACCGCTTTATAAGATACAAAAGCTTCAATTAAATACTTAACAGCCGTAACAATTCCGTCAAAATTATTACTTAAAAAATCCAACGTAGCGCTTAAACCATTTGCGCCACTTCTAATACTTAAAAATAACGCTTCGCCCTGAGCTTTTAAACGTCCCCACGCCTCAGTTAATGTTTTACTTTTTATATCGGCTTGCTCCTGAGTAGTTCCGTTTTTATCCAGCCCCTCAGTAAATGTTTTTAATTGCTCAGTTTGACTAATTAATATTTGAGCGCCCAAAGCATTTTCAGATCCGAATACTTTAACCAAAGCCCCAGCATCGTTTAATAAAGGTTTTAATACTTGTAACCTTTCAGCTAAACTTTTGTTTTTATCAGATAATTCAGCCGTATTTATTCCTAAATTCTTTAAACGATCCTGTGCGTCTTTGCCAAGTGCATCGGGCGCCATTAATTTAATCATTACGTTTCGTAAAGCCGTCCCAGCAGTCGCCGCATCGGGCATTTTTAAACCTAATAACTCGATCGCTCCAGCACTTTCGGCAATTGAAACCCCTTGCGACTTAGCAATTCCACCGAATTTTGTAAACGCTTCAGTTAAATAAGGTATTTCTTGCGCTCCTAATTGCGACGCATTCGCCAAAATATCCATAACCTTACCAGCTTGTCCCGCTGGAAGTTCAAAAGCGTTTAGTGTTCCTGTTAAGTTTTTTATTGACGTAGGCACGTCGTCCCCTGACGCTTTGCTTAATAAAATAGCCTTTTCGGTTAGATCACTAAGCGCCTGACCGTTTTTAAGCAATTCAGGACGAGCCGAACCAGCTAATTTAAACGCCTCAACGATTGAACTTGCCGAACCTCCGAAACGTTTTGAAAATTCAATTGATTTATTAGCTAAAAAATCTAAGTCCTTACCACTTTGCCCCGTTACAGCCGATAAATCCGCTACGCTTGTTTCAAAGTCCGCAATTGTTTTAATTCCCTTTCCAGCAAGTGCAACCCCTCCAAAAGCTAGCCCAAATTGCGATAACATTCCCGTTACGCCCCTTAAACCGCCTTTTAATTTACTTATTGCACCGTCGTAATTTCCGACGTTTCGCTGGTGTTGCCCGACAGTTGCGTCAACTTGTTTTAACTTGCCGTCTAAGGCTGTAATTTCCTTTAATAAAGCCCTTGCCGTTGCCGTGTTTTGTTGCTCCTGAAGTGCCAAGTCTTTATATTCTTTGCGCATTTCATTTAAACGCTTCGACTCTTGTTGGTATAAAGTTATTTTTTTCTCGCTTTCTTTTATTAAAGCCTTTTCGTTTCTTATTTGAATCGTTTTAAGGCGTTCAATTTCCTTTTCAGTCTGAATCTTTGCCCTGTTAACTTTCTCAGCGTCTACGGCTAATTTATTCGCTTCTTTTTGAATTTCTGTTAACTTCTTAGCGTTCGCAACTTCCGAAGCGTCCACAATTTTAATAGAATCTTTTAACGCTGAGGCGTTCTTTTTTATTTCTTTTGAAACTTCATTAATAGCCAGCAAAGAAACTTTTAACGCTTCCGATTGATCCTGAGCGCGCTTCGAACTATCTTTTAAATCCTTAAATATATCGTTGTCGATTATATCTATTCTACTTATTTTTTTAGCCATTTTTTTGATCTTTTGAGTATTCGTTTAACATTGTGAAAAATTCCAATACAGTAACCTCGTTCAATTTTAATTTGAAACCTACCCATTTCGAAAGGTAAATTAATGTTTTAGTTATATTATTTTCGCCTTTATTTTCGTCCTTAAAAAGGTTGTTTATTTCTTCAGTAATTTCTTGAATTTCGTTAAATAAAAACATATCGTCCGTAATAACGTAATCCAATTGTAAAAGTGTAAGTTTCTTTTGTAATTGCATAAAATGCGCGTGTTTCCTATTCATTCCAAAAGTCAATAAATAGTCGTCGTTCAACAATTCCCACGCTAAAATATCGGCTGTTTCGTCGATTATTTCTTCGTCAATCCTTGTCGCTGTTAAATCCCCAGCCTGACAACGTAACCAACGGTCCATTGTAAAAACTTCTATTTTATGAAAATAATTCATTCGTTAAAATTTTTAAATAATTATGTAAAATAGTGTCTTTAATATAAACCATATTTTCAGGCGTTAAACCCAAAACGTCAATACCGTAAACCTCAAACAAAGGTACGTCATAAAATTGAGAATCCTCAGCGTCGAAAATAATATCGTTAACAGTAACATCAACCGTGAAACTTTCATAAAATCGTCCCGTATCTTTTAACGTAATATGGTCGAAACGTTGATTTTTGCTTTGTTTAATTTGTACGGTAAAATTACTATAATTCCCTAAGTCGTCCCCATTTGAATCGATACCAAATTCGTAAAGCTGTAAATCGGTATTCAATTCGATCATTTTATCCCTTAGTGGTTTATCAACCGAAAAAACCCATAATTTATCCTCGTCCAATCGCGCGATCTTATCGAAAATTAAATCCAATTTTGTGAAATCAATTACAGCCATTATTTTTTTTGTATAAAAAAAGGGGAATCAATCGACGCCCCTTTTTACCAATAAACTTAATTTTTATTTTTTGTTATTTGCACGTTTCCAAGCGTTACGAACTCGATCCTCGTGTATATTTGTAGCTTTAAAATGTTCTAAGGCTTCCTTTAAAGTAACGGACTTCAGGAAATCAACGTTAAACGAAGTATTTCCCAAAGTACCGTCAAATTTTTGTTTTTCCATTAAGCTGGATCCGCATAATTAACAGCTGGAATGTCGTAACCAATCGCGTTAACTGTTAATTTGAAATTATTTGCTCCAGCTATTGCCGTATAACTTAACTCGTAATTACCCAAAACTGGAGACGAAATACTCGTTATTGTTACAGCTGTATTCGTTGTAACGTTAAATAAAGTAAAGTTTGGAACTAATAACCCAACAATAGGAACTCCAGTCGAAACCGCGTCTGTCGATCCTTTTTTGATCGTTACCGTTGCCCCAGTAGTTGTAATAGTTCCAACAGTAGCCGTTGCCGAAACTAAACCTTTCAATTCAGTAGCTGAATAACCTAAATCGTTTGGTGTTAAATAGTAAATTGATCCGTCGTTAAAATATTGCGATTGATCAAAAGAAACCATTAATTTTTGAACTGTCGTATCAGTTGCATAACTTAAAATTGCGTTCCAAGTACTTGTTGACATTGGGAAACCGTGTAAATCTGTCGAAGTTCCTGAAGATTTCCAACCCTCGATTTTCCCCTCGATGTCAACAACGAAATAAACCATTTCAGAACAACCGAATTTTTTAAGGTTTTCCAATAAACGAACCGAAGCGTTTTTGTCAACTAATTCAAAAGCATAAGAACGAATCCCGTCTTTGATTTTGTATTTATTTCCTGACGGTCCTGTTTCGTAAATAGTTTCCGACTTTGTAATCTGAAAATTCTCAGCAAAAGGCAAAGGGAATAAACGGCTAGTTGCTGGCGTAGTTGCCAAACATTTAGTTTTAATCATATCCCCAATAGTTGCCGAAGTCAAATCGATAACGTTTTCAACTCCCGAAGCGCTATACTTCGGCATAACGATAATATTATACGGTGTTTTGCCAATAGTAGCGCAACCGTCAACGCCTGTATTCCCGTAAGAAGTTCCAGCGCAAGTGCAAATTTCTGCCATTTTATTTAATTTTTAAGTGTTTTAACAATTACAATACGCTTGTTTTATTACTTTCAGGGTAAAGCGCATTTCAACCCCTGTTAAGTCCGCGTCAATGATATTCGCCTCGAATCCTTGCGGTGTTTCAGTTCCAAAACGTGTATAGTTTTTAAGATCAACAGTTTCAATTTCTTTAAACCATTTAACGTTATCATTTACTACGTTTTCGATTTCACTTGCGAGGTTATATAAAGCTCCTAATCTATTTTCGTGAACGTTTTTAGTCAACCAATTAGCCGAATTATTATTATCCAATAGCAGTAAACGAATATCCGACTCCCGTTCAATTATTGAAGAAACCCCGAGCTTTTTTTCTCGCGTCGGCTCAACCAGCCAAATAAAAGGGGTTTTTAACATTTCATTATTTGAAAACGACAACCATTCCTCGTTTGTGCGTAAAGGTGTACCGATAAAAAAGTAAACATTTGTTAATCTTCCGTAAGTCCCAACCCAATTTATTGGCGCGCCTTGATCGTCCAAAGGAAAATCTAAAATCAAAATATTATTTACATAATCAACAGAAACAATCGAAAAATTTATTAAAGTTGGAACTGATCCAAAACTTTGAGTTGTTTGCAATGTTTTACCAACACGCGCCCATTTTACTGAGTCGCAAACAAACATTTTTAGTTTTCCATTTACAGTTTGTAAACCTTTAACTTTAATTAAAGGGTTTAACTTATCGAAAATTTGTTCTTTTACTATGTTATAAATATCGATCATAGCGCTAAGATAGGGAATTTTTCAATACCGTTAAACTCAGGATATAAATTTAAGTTATCCAATATATACAATTGAATAGCCTCGTAAGTGTCCAAAGCCTTTGAGTATTTTTCGGTAATTAAACCAACATTAAAAGAAGCGACGTTTGAATTTTCCCCTTTTGGTGTTACTCGACCAAATACCGTTGGCGCTGTCGCCTGAAAACGTGAGTAATCAAAGTAAATGAATCCAGCCAGCATTTCTGCAACGCCTTTCGATTGAATTACTCGACAGCTTTGTAATTGATCAATAAAAGGGTTTTTAAGTTTCAAGTATTTTGTTACAGATCCCGAAACCCCAACTTTAAAAGCTGAATATAATTCTTCGCCAAATAATTCGGTTAAAATTAAATCCTCCTTATCAGTTATAAAAGAACTTAAATCCGCTATTGTTTGTTCGTTATAAGCTACCTTATTGAAACCACTTGCAAAATTTGAAACATCAACAAACGCCATTTTTTTAATCTTTTTTAGTTGTTTTTTTCTTTACTTCTTTTACCTCAGTACTAACAAATTCAGCTACAAGATCAACGTTTACTAAATGCGACGCTAACATAGAATCACATTCAAAAACTTCGCCAGCTAATTTACCAGCGAAGTTTTCTAAAAATTTGACCTTAACCATTTATTAAGATGCCAAAGTTACTAAAGATGCACTAATTGAATTAACTTTTTTGAATCCTGTTTGGTCAGCAGTACGTACCAATAAATTCAAACGTTTTCTTGCTTTTAATGTCATCATATCGTTAGACCAGTCCGAACCGTCATAACCAACTCCGACAAACATTCCAGCTTCCTCGTAGATTTTAGCGAAACGGCTGTCCCCAACGATACAAACGTTAGCTGTTAACGCGTTACATTCAATAATACGAATTCCGTTTACTGTAAATACTCCATTTGCATTTAATGCGAAAGGCGCTGTAACGTATTGTTTATTAGCGTCTTTTTTCAATAACATTTTGTTAATGTCAGCGATATTCATTAGAGCGAAATCGGGGTTGTATTTAGATCCTCCAGTAGCAGTAATTGTACGTTTAACGTCAACTAATAAATCGTAAATAGAAGCGTCAGAAATACCTTGCGCCGTAGCCGTGTAAGCTCCAGCCTGAGCTAACATTCCTTTAATGTTTGGCGAAGTACCGTTAGCGCTGATCAAATCTGTATCGATTTTAACATCGACGTTTGTCGCTAAGAAGTTGCGAACTTCCTGAACTAACATTTGATCATCGTAAGCAAATTCCTCAGACATTGGAACTGAATCCCCTACTTTTTGTAAGTTCAACGTGTAAGTAGCCCATTTTGCCGTAGACTCAGGGAAAGCAGTACCCTCAGCAATTGCAGTCGCTGAACGAACAGTTGTAGCCTCGTCCCAGTCAATGTAACGAACAGTTCCGTTCATATTTTGAGGAACAGAAACTTTCGGGAACAAATCGTAAACAGTTAATTTACGCGTTGCAAGTTGCCCGATGCCCGCTAAGTCCATAGCCATTCCGTTATTAGCAACTGAAGCACGGTTTGTGTCAGCTTTAACAACAAATTCGAACGCTGATCCTGAACCTTTTTGACGTGTAGCCATATCGATTTTAGATCTGTTTTCTTCAACAGCTTTTAACAAAGAATCCGTACTTTGTCCTTTCTCAGCGATTTCTGAATTAGCTTTTACTTTCGCACCTAACTCGTTGATCGCATTTTCTAATTTAGTAACAGCTTCAATCGACGCTTTACTTTCTACAACTTCGCTAATTGCTTTGTTGTTTAATAAATTGAATTCCGCGTTCAATTCAGCCATTTCCTGAACTGTTTTAGTTGCGAATTCTTCGTTTGTAATTCCTTTTGAAGTAAGGAATTCGTTAAAATTCTTCATTTTTTTAGTTTTTAAGAAGATTAATAAAAAATTGTTTTTGTGCCTCGTCGGGCGGTGTTTGTGTTTCCTGAGTGTCGTTAGACGGCTCGTTATTTGAAGTGTCCTCGACGGCTTCAATATTTTCAGTTTTATTTTCAACTTCGATTTCAAGTGTTGGCGTTGCAAAATTAGATCCTTTTACAACAGCCGAACCCTCGATTACTTTTGCCTCAGTAACAGCCCAAAAATAACCTTTCTCGTCGGCTACTTCTTTATTTGCTACAATCGGATAGTATTTATCCCAGTTTGATTTTTCACTTGAATAAGTAGGCTCGTTTGAATCAATACAAAGGAACATTTTAACGTAGCGCATTCCGACGCTATGATTTAAAACGTAACCTTTACGGTATTGGTTAAACATAAATTCGTTGCGATCCTTTTTAATTTGTGTTTCAAAGATCAGCGCTTGCGTTTCTCCAGCATATTTAAAGCCTAATTTATTCCACGCTATATTTTCAACGTATGCCTTTAAATTATCGTTTACAGAATCAGCGATAACCATATCGAATTCCATTTCGTGTTCCTGTAATAAAAAGAACGTACCGATTTCCTTTAATGATTTATTCCAAATATTAGGAACGTGGCAATCTAAATGCGAATCGATTAAATTTGTTGTATTAATTACTAATTTAGCGTTCAATACGTTAATGTCCTCAGCGCTTAGATCCGTAACGGCTTTGTTGGTATTTTCTTCAGCTTCATTTAATGAAACATTCAAAACAACGTCAGCGTGTTTAACTTCGTTTTTTTTTCTTGAAATAATTAATTCCTTATTTGCGAAAACGTGTTCAATTTCTTGTTCTTTTGTCATTTCTTAACTATTTGCTGGCTTTTAACCTGTTTTTCTCTACTATTTTTTAGCTTTTTAATTTCTTCAGCTGTTAAAATTTGCTTTTCCATAATAAAAATATTAAATACAAAATTAATAATTTTTAAATACAACTTAAAAAAAATCGTAAATTTGTTGTAAAATTAAATTTTTTGTATATGAAAATAAGTATTCCAGACTTTTTTAACGCCTTTCTCGGCGGTCGTTTATCCTACTCAGGAACGAAAAATTTGTCTTATATGTCGCAAGTCTTAACAGGATCAGCGCAATTTTTAAGCCCTGACAATTGGGACGCCTATAATATTTACTTGACAACGCCCCAACTTTACGCAGTTATTCAGCGACGTGGTTACCTTTTGGCTTCGGGGCAATGGAAACACTACAAAACCGTAGGCGGTAAAGCTACAATCGTAGAAAATAGCCCTTTCGTTCGTTTATTGGAAAATCCTAATATTTTTATGAACGGTAACGATTTAATTCGTCAATGGAATGAAAATAAATGTATTTACGGAAATAATTACGAATTTGTAAATAGATCGGCGTCGATGTTAATGCCTCAGCAGTTGACAAATTTACCTCCAGCGCAAATCGAAATAAATACAACAGGGAAAATTTACCGTCAAAATGATATTTCTGAAGTAATTAAAAATTATAAATTAGAACGAGGCGACAGTTACGAAATATTCGAAACAAACGAAATAAATCACACGCGCGTTGTTAATGGTAAAAATCCAATCAAAGGGGAATCGCCAATGATCCCTATTTATATGCCGATTTCTAATATTCGCGCTTCGTACGAATTCCGTAACGTAATAATGAATAAAAAAGGTGCGTTAGGTATTTTATCAAATAATTCAAAAGATAGTCAGGGAGCAATACCTTTGACTCCAGCCGAACGCGAGCGTTTAGACAAAGAATATAATCGTCTGTTTGGAATCCAAAAGGAAAAAAGTCAAGTTATTATGACAAACACGGCGTTAACGTGGCAAGCTATGACTTTTCCCACTAAGGATTTAATGTTATTCGAGGAAGTAAACGCCGATTTTAATTCGATTATTGATCAATACGGTTTAAATGATAATTTATTTACACGCGACAAAGGCGCAACCTACGAAAATTTAGCGGAGGGAATGAAACAGGCTTATCAATCGACTATAATTCCCGAAGCTGAGGAACTGGCTATGAATAGATCGCAATTATTTGGGCTTATTGAACGTGGCGAATGGCTCGAACTTGACTATTCACATATCCCAGCGCTTCAGGAAAATTTAAAAGAGAAAGCCGAAGTACTCGAGAAAAAAGCAAATGCCTTTAATACTTTGTTACAAACAGGGCAATATTCAACAAACGAATTAAAAGAAATTATCAATTTACAATAATAAAAACGTCCGATTAATTTACTGGATCTTTTTAACCTACTTTAATAGAGTAGGTTTTTTTTTGTTTATAGTAAAAAGTTCTATTTAACATAATAAAGTTTTACCTGACTTTTTCTGAGTAAAACCGCCAATTTCTGCTATAAAATTTTATAGTCTAGTATTATAATTATTCTTTTTTCACGTCTATTATAGTAAATAAGTAAAAAGTTTACTATAAACTTATATGTTTTTACTGACTTTTTACTCAACTTTTTCTGAGGCTGGTAAAGGGTTTGAGGGCAATTAGTAAAAACTTTAAAACTTTTTTCAAAAAAAAATATTTTTTACAAACTCCCTGAAAAAATGTATATAAGAATAGGAAAAAACTTTTTTTGTTTTAACTATTCAGCTATAAACCATATAAACACTAAGAAAAACTTAAAAAAAAGTCAGTAAAAAGCAGTAAAAAGTTTATTTTATTGCCACAAATGGGAATGAAACGATCTAATCATTGAACAAAGCCCCTCGAGCGCGTCGGGTGCGTCGTCGTGTTCAGCTTTTCCGTCTGAGGTGTACTCGTGTATATTTTCAATAAATTTATCGTAGTCAGATCCAATTTCGTAGTCGTTTCTAAATAAACAATGATTTTTTATAAATCCTGACATTTGAATAATTCTCGAATGTTTGTTTGTTGTCGCCCTAATCGATAACGGCGTTATTGACGTGTTTAGTTTAGGCGTTAAAAGGCTATTGTACATTGATCCGCCGAAGTTGGATTCGATACGCACGAATTCGGGGTTGTGTTTGTTTAAAATTTCAGCGCTCAGATCAACATTTTCAACCGTCGAAAGTGGCGTAAATAATACGTCTATAATATAAATTTTATCGCCCAACAGCTCCCCAATTACAACACAATGAAAATCGCTACCAGTATCGGCAACGTCAATAAATGCAAGTTTACCAACTGAAGCCGTAAAATCTACCTGACTAAGCGCAAAAGTTTTTAATTCTTTACGTTTAAACAAAGTACCCTCCAGCTCAGAAATCCAACCGCCCAAAACAATATTTTTGTATTCGTTTGGATTTTCTATTTTCATTCGCTCGTAATCTTTTACGATATTTTTAGGTATGTATTCAGGTTTTACATCTAAATAGCTGGAATGTATGTAAAGGACGTTATCGACAACGCCACAAAATCCGTCAGGAATATTTTTTTCTTTGAATAGTTTTTTATAGATCCAATGGGTTTTGATCGTTGGGTTTAATATTAAAATTGATAAGTTACGGCGTTCTTTGTGTCGTATTGAATAGAATACTTTTTTAAATGTTTCAAAAGACGGTATTTCTTCAGCCTCATCAACGATAAAACAGTTAAACCCTGAAAGACCTTTCAAGTTAGCCGTTTGTCCCTTAGATCCAGTTTTTATCCCCTTAAACGATATATGTCCGTCGTTATTGTTTGAAATTATTTGATATTTTTGATCCTCGACGTAATTTTCGTAATTTAAAAGTTCTATTTTGTCGCTTACTTCCGTCTTAATTGAATCGCCTATACTTGTATTCGTAAATCTTGTATAAAGCGATTTCCAGCCGTATTGTACCAACCCAATTAACGACAACAAAGCAACGTTATAAGACTTAGACGACGATCGTCCCCCAGTCAATACGACTGTATCAACTTCAGGGAACGCCGTATCGTCCAATAATTGAAATAACGGCTCGAATTTACTCGAAATTTCAATGTCATTCATCTTTTTTAAACGTTTTAAACACTATCGACGGAGCTTGTTTAATTTCTTTGCCGTCCGTTGTATGGTCGTTATATTGCATCGATAACTTTTTAAGCTCCTCAGGGCTTGCAATCAATTTCATTAACGCCATTTGTAAAGCTGGAGCGTTTGACTTGTACCATTTTGAACGCAAAGACACTTTTAATTCGGTGCGGTTTTTTTCTAATTCTTCAAACATCCTTTTATAGTAGTCCGATTCGTTTGAAAAATGCTCATAAAAAGTTGACTTTCTACAAGGCAAATAAGCGATAATATCTTCAATAAAAAATAGTTTATTTTTCTTTATTTGTTCAATTGCTGTATTAAATAAATCTTCTGTTTTATATGCCATTATTCAAATTCATTTGTTATTAATCCGTTTCTTTTTATAATCAAAGTAGGATCTAATTTAATCATTCTTTTAATAATTACATCGCAGTATTTCGGATCTAATTCCATATTATAACATTTTCTTTTGAGCTGATGTGAAGCCACCATAGTAGATCCTGAGCCACCAAATAAATCCAAAACTAATTGATTAATTTTTGAACTATTATTTATAGCTCTTGTTGGTATTAATATTGGTTTTTGTGTTGGGTGCAAAGTTAATCCTTTTGAACCTCCTTTAAACCATAAATTACCATTATCGTCTTTGCTTCCTGCGGATTGAATTGATTTACATTCCCATACATTTTCTTCGTTTTGTCCGTAAAATTCTCCATCTTCAAAATATGCGATTAATTCATATTTAACCCCATAATTTTCTCTATGGTGTTGTCCGATATCTTTTACCCAAACAATTAAAGATTTCATTCCATTTTCATAAAACATATTTATAAAAGATTTTTCTCTTATATCAAAACATATATATTTTGAACCTTTACAAAATAAAAATAAATTTGAAATTACAGATTTAATAAAATCTTTAAAATCGTTTTCATTTAGATTATCATTTTCAATTTTAGTATTAAAAGATATTGAACTTACATTTATATTGTAAGGCGGATCAGTAAATACCATATCGGCTTTTTGCCCATTCATTAACTTTTCAACTTGATCGCTGTCAGTTGAATCCCCACAAAGTAAACGGTGTTCGCCTATTTCATAAAGGTCGCCTAAAACTGTAATAGGTTCTTCAGGTATATTACCGTCGAAATCATCTTCTTCAGCTTCTAAAACTTCGTCCGTTTCAAAATTTGGAATATCTAAGCCCCACGTATCGAGTTCGTCTTTATCCCAGTCATTTAATAAATTCCAATCCCACTCGCCCCCCGAAACGTTGTCTTTGATCAAAAATTCACGTTCTTGATCGCTTGTAAGCTCGTTTGCTACTATAACAGGTATTTCCTTTAACCCCGCTTCTTTGCAAGCCTTAAATCGCATATTTCCGCCTAAAATAATCATATCTTTATTGACTACAATAGGTCGTATTTTTAGCATTTCAGGAAATTCCTTAATAGAATTAACCAATTTTTCAAATTTATCGTCCTTAATTAAACGAGGGTTATTCGGGTTTAATTTAATTTCAGAAATTTTTAATATTTTAGTTTCCATATTCTTGATCTTTTAATTTTTCGTTTAACATATAATCTTTGTAAACTTCATAAAATACGAATGCGCAATAAGTTAAAAAGCCGATCCATAATAAATGCCAGCTGAATAAAATCGCACCGTAACCAAATACAGCGATAAAATAGTCGTGCGCCATAAATGTATGTTTTGAATACGATAAAACAGATCGCCAAAATAAAGGCAATTGTAAAAGCCGAATTAAAAGATACGTCGGGAAATTTAATAAATGTTTCATTTGAATAAATTTTTAATAAAGTTAGTAATTTTTCGCCAAACGCTTCGTTCAGCTTTTACAGCGTCCCGAATAAATTTCGGCGCTTTGCTAATTGGTAAGCCTGAATCGTTGTGAAGCTGGACGCGTAATAATTTAGCGTAGTATTCGTATTGATCAATCGTTAAATTAACGGGAACGAGTTTTGAAATCGTCCCCAAATTTTTAGTTTTAACAGTTAACCAAATACCGTTTTTTGGCGCAAGCCCTGAGCCTTTCAGGATCTTAGAAACTTTCCACGTAAAATCGGCGAAATTGTGTATGTTAGTCATTATTTTCTATTTTTAAGTTTAATCCTTGTTCAATTTTTTGAGCAAAAGTTTCAGCAATTTTTTCTGCTAATTTTTCAGCATTTTTAACAACTTCTTTTGAAATTAATTTTAAATAAGGTTTAGACATTTCTTCTGTTAATTTAATTGTGAAGCATTCATCGTCTCCATTTTCAAATTCTATTTTTCCCTCGTATCTGTCTTCAGTATTCTGAAAAGAATAACCTTTTTTAAATTCAACTGTTAACTTTCTTAGTTTCCAACGTTCCTTTTTTTCAATTTCGTTTTTCATAATTAAGACATTAAAGGTTTAGCTTGTTCGATTAAATCGCGGAAATTTTCAAGGAATAAATCGCGCGTTTCCTCGTCTTGAAACGATAAAAAAGTACTACTTTGATAATATGTTGTTTCTATAATTTTATCTTCTACAATACCAATGCAAAATTTTACCTTATCAACAGTCCAATCAGGTTTCCAGCCATTACGGTAAACCTCACGAAGCTGGCTCAACTGTGCAAGCGCTAAACTTGCTTCGGCTTGTTCTTCCGTAGCAAATAGGTTTCTATTTCTTGACGTAGTAATACAATCAGCGTAGAAAATATCTGAATTATTATGTGTATAATACCTAATAATTTCGCCTAATTCTTGCCACGTTTTAGGCAATTCTTTTTTTACTTCTTTAAATACGATATTTTCAAACGTACTTTTTTCTTTGTCGATTTCGTACCCGTTTGGTACTTCAATTTTAAATGTTTTCATTTTGTTTTAGTTTTAATTATTCAACTGTTTCAATGTCCCCAATTGCATCTAATAAAGCCCCAGCTAAGTGAGTATAAAATTCATTACTTTCAAAAACTTTTTTTATTGGTTCTTTCGGATCGGCTTCAATATTAACATCGTAATTGTCAGAAAATTCGTCGTATCTTATTTTAACAATTAAAGATTTTTTTTCATTATCATTTTTAAAAATGACTGTTGCTGTTTCTATTTTCATTTTGTTTAGTTTTTTAAGGTTTTAACCTTAT